CATCGCATTCTCTCTAATATCTTGCTTATCTGCCATATTCTTACATTTAAGGGGCAGAAGATACAGATGAACGAATATGATTATTCAATATCACATTATTCCCGTAAAATTAATTACAATTTGACTAATCTAAATACCCTTTCGTCATCGTAGCTAATAACGGTAATTTTTACTACTCCTTCAGATACAAAAACTACATTTACACTTGAAGGAATCCACCAAGGTTGATGTAGAAATTCTACTTTTTTCTGAAAAACTCCAATAACCGCAATATCGGTATTAGCATTATCCATAATCAAATACCAATACCCGAATGAGAGTTTTATATTTAGTGGATTCTCTCTTCTAATGCGATATACATCTCCTTTTCTTATGATATTTTCCAATTGGTTTTTAGCTACTTTCCCCTGGCTGCCATTCGCTGTTTCTCCATAGATGTATTCTGCATCCGTTACCACTTGGAACTGATTCATTGCTATATCACTACCTGCCATACTCATTACATATTTAAGGGGCATCCGCTTTAAAAACATGATACCCTAATTTAACATTTAAATAATTAACTCGTTTTTGTTTAAATAAATTCCCGAATTAACGGCATCGGGAAAGCCGAAAAAGAACAAGTTTCCTTGTTATATAACAGTGTCTTCGGAAGATTCCTCGACCACTTTCACAAAACCACCGGACACCAGGTCGGCAAGGTCAAAAGACATGCCCATACCGCTGTCACGGATGCACAAGTAAAGCACATCCTTGTCTGTGTAATACTTGCCATTGAACAGCTCCATCCCCTGCTTCCACGCTATCGGGTCTTCCTTTGTGCCGGACGCTTCAATCTGGACAACCTTGTAGAGGGATTCCGTACCCACACCCGGCACCCACTGGCTGGCAAATTTATGCTCTTGAATTACCTCATATAAAGTGTCTTCGTAGGAGAACATGAATCCGATTGGCTCAGTCTTGCCAATTAATTCATCCCACTTTGGAAAATACTCCTTATGCTTAAGGCCCTCCTCAACTGTCAAGCCTGCGGTGTTGATGTTCTCCTTGATAATCTCATGCAGCGTGTCCACCTTGTCCAGATACTCATCCGACAAGTCGGACGGGTCCAATATCGTCCCGGCATTGAGCATACGCTCCTTCTCGGCTTCGGACACTTGGCGATATTTGGAAGCCTCCGAAGGGTCGCTGATATACGCCGTATTTCCGAACACCCTTTCATCTATGGGCACATCCGCACTCTGTGTAAGGTAGTGCCCTCCTTCTGCCTGCAAAATCATTATTGTTCCTCCTTTCTTGTTGTTTGTTATATCCTATATTTTCCCATAATACTTAATGAACTCAAACGGCTTTCTCACATCAAGATAACCGTCTACCTCTTCGTTGGCTTCCGCTTCCATTTCAAACGCGGAATTTCCGTAAGCCTTATCACCTACATTTATCCAACACCGGTTACGGCATAAGTGATACATGTAGGATATTGCGTACTCCACACCATACTGGAGGTAGAACCACAACGGGCATAGCAGATATACCCATAAGTTGAATCCGGTAAACAGCATGATTACCGTCAGCAGCACAGCGGATGCAATCATGCATTCCTCCCATTGGCGCACATGAATCGCCTCATGGTTAAGTGTACTCTGCTTCATCTCCTCCTTGCTTTTCTTGGTGAAGACGAAACATCCCAATGTGATGGTGCTGTAGCCCTGCCACAGCAGCCATTTCGCTAACTTGCTTTCATAAAAAACTTTCATATACTCTTTCAGTTTTTAAATACACACCAATAGGTTATATCTCCATCGGCATATCTAAATCCGATTAATTCATAATACCCGTAAGCATCTTCTATATTATAACTTGATACAATATTCAACATATCGCCATTGGGCGCAATCTTCACATTGGCAGATGCAGTAGTTAAAGTTACGGAAAGGGGAACCCTTGTTACTATTGGAAACATCATCTTCATCTCCCTACAAGTACCAACTTCCAATTCCGGAAGAGGCCCTAAATTCTTTGGGTAAAGGATTGTAGTGCCATTGGGTGACTCATTGTCTGAATTTGTACACACCTTTAGGTTCATTGTCCTTGCGGTAATGCTGCCTTCAACTTCTGCTTCTGTGCTGACAAACTTACCGCTCTCAGTCACTCGGAACGGGGCATCGTCAGGCTCGTGCGCTCCAGCCCATATACGCACCTTGCTCCCTTCTTCCGAACCGGACAGACCTGCTGTCACAGTCTCCCCGTCACTCTTCTTAATGAGTAGCTGGTTTCCCTGCATGAAGTCAATACTGGCGTTTTTCGCGATGACGAGGGACGTGTAGATAGGACCTACACCGCTTAACTTGGTCCATGTGGACGATGACACTCCCGGCTTGTTGCTTTCCGAGCTTGTATGGGTAGTGTTGCATTTGTAGACATCCCATCCGTCGATTGCGGCATTGTTCCTTATCATCGCAATATCCACATAACGGGTGCCGCTTGTCAGAGCTTCGTCGTTGCGGTAAGTCACGCCCACAGCCCATTCGGAATGCCGGGTGATGCAGCCTTGAATACCCTGCTTCCCGTCTTTTCCATCTGTGCCGTCTTTTCCATCTGTGCCATCTTTTCCGTCTTTCCCGTCTTCTCCCTTTGAAGCCAGCAAATCATACTCCGCAGAATTCATCTCCCCGGAAAGTATGTATCCGTATGTCTTGCCACCGTCCTGGGTCTGCTTGATTCGCTGACCGGAACTTGTTGTAACAGTCCACAGTGGTGGATTGGTGGTCTCCTTCTTGGCTATGTATGAAGAGCCGCCCATGGTAACTACACCCTGCTTCGGCACGATAAGCCCGGTATACCATCTGCCCATGGCTGTTATGCTCTCGCCCTTATCGCCTTTGATTTTAATTGGCGTGCCCCATGTCCCATCACTTGCGGATGAAGCAACCTTCTGCGACATCCATATAGCTCCACTTGTAGCATTCGTATGCCAGCCTCCGGTAGTACCGTTTCCCGTAGGAACAGAAGGCTGGGAAGTGCTGTCATTGTAAGTTATGAACACGCTCAATCCGTTCGAACCGGCTGCACCGTCAGCACCGTCCGAGCCGTCAACGACCATCAACGACCATGCTGTCCCGTTCCATATGTATACACGACCGTTATTGGTGTCCCTATATGCCCAGTTGATTTGAGGATTGGAAGGTGGAGACTGCAGGTCGCCTTTCCATACGATGCTCAGTCCGTCCTTTCCGTTCTTTCCGTCAATTCCGTCAATGGTCATTTGATACCACTGGCCGTCTTGATATACATACGACTTCTTGTCGGTCGTATTCTTGTACGCCCAACCGTTCTGAGGAGAGGAAGGGGCAGACGAGAAATCACCTTTCCATACAATACTCGTACCAGCCACACCTTCTGCGCCATCAATGCCATCAAATCCATATTTAGCCCAGAGGGCAGGTGTGCTGAAGTTACTCCATATGCCGTTTCTCTTCTTCCTCTCGCTTATCCATTCAAAAGGCAGGGATTCGGAAACGCCAATGGGGTCATCATGCCAGCCGGAAGGGATATAATCGTCCGTCTGTGAGGTCGCCGGAGTGGAAGGGCGGCTTTCCGTCGTGGTATGGATAAACACTCTTTCGTAATCGGTACCGTCGCTTCCGTCCTTTCCGCTCTGGACAAGCAGGTCGTATTCCTCCGTATTTGATTCACCGGACAGAATATAACCGTAAGTCCTTCCTCCGTCCTGCGTCTGGGTAATGCGCCTGCCGTCATTTGTCGTAGTGGTCCACAACGGTGGGTTGGCGGTCTCCTTCTTCGCGCAGAAGGTGCTTCCTCCCATCGTGACGATTCCCAGTTTGGGCACGATAAGCCCCGTATACCATCTGCCGAGCGAAGACACGCTCTGTCCGTCTTCCCCCTTAAATTTTGACCATGTATAGTCAGAAGGATTGTTACTTTCTGTAGCAGTCTCCTTGTTGACGGCTATACCGATATATTTAGTCGTGTCTTTAGGCTGTTGGTACATGCCCGTTCCGTCCGCATTGTCCGAATAGGCAACCCATGTGTAATAAGTCTTTCCGTCGGCACCGGCGGCACCCGGTATACCGTCTTCTCCCTTTATATCGCTCCATGTATAATCGGAGGGATTGTTACTTTCCGTAGCGGTCTCTTTGTTGTAGGCGAAACCTATATACGCTTTTCCGGTAGGATTGTTGCTTATACCACCACCTTGCGCGTTGTCGGCATATTTTATCCAGGTGTATAGAGTTTTCCCGTCAGCTCCGGCAGGACCGGGAACACCTTGAGGGCCTTGGGCACCGTCCTTACCGTCCACCACAAGAGGTATCGTCTCCACATCGACCTCCTTCCCGTCCACGTAGAATACGAACTTGATGCTCTTCTGGAAGCTTGATACCGGTACCCCAGCATTGTTCCCGATTGAGACTTCGGCTCCACCGTCAAGGGAGTATTTAAGTTCGCCCGTCCCGGTCTCGGCCGTGCCTCCGGAAACCGAAGACTTCAACCGTGTACACGATACGGAAGTTACATTGAGATTACCATTGGCATCCTTTATCACGGCAGACACGCTCGGGACAAGCCGGTACAGAACGGCATCGGCGCCACCCTTGACACCTGCCAGGGTAAACGTGAGCTGCCCGGTGTAGGTTTTGCCATTGTAGGTGGCGGTCAACGCGACGGGTATCGGGTTCCTGCCGTCCAGAGCCACGCCCTGCTTGACACTGAAAGTTATCTCTCCGGTGGAAACGTCGTGCGTCTCGGTGACGTTGGCAGGGAGCGTGCATGTTATGCCGGTAAGGGGCATCTTCTTGCTGCCGTAGCTCATCCAGGCAACCGTGCTTATCGATGTATCCTGGTACACCTTGCCGTCATTGGTAAGGGTGACGTTATCCATCTGGTTGGTGAGGTCTGCGAACACTGCCGATTCTCCGGGGTCGCCCTTGTCACCCTTGGAGGCAATCTTCTGCCAGTCATTGTTCGTGCCCGGCTCGGCTGACGAACCGTTCTTGTTCATGCAGGCCCATGTGCTTCCGTCATGGGTCACGCTGTCGTAATAGTCATACTTTCTGCCGGATTCCCAAACGCCCTCATAGCTCAAGTCCTTGGCTGGGGTGCCGTTGGGCTTCAAGCGTTCTATCGTGCCGGAGATGTACACATTCTTGCCGTAGAACGAATAACCGGAGAAGTCCATGCCGCCTATGGAAAGGCCACTAAGGTCACCAGTCTGCATCATGACGTTAACCTCGGGGTCTATCACCCAAGTGTTGACGTGAGCCAGACGGCGTGTATAGTAACGGTTTTCGTAGGTGATAGCCTGGCGGTCCTCGTCGGTGAAGTTACCGTATCCGAAGAAGTTCATGCCCGGCATCGGATGAACGGACGTACCCACCTGAAGCTCATACTCGAACTTCATGCTGCCCGCCTTGTTCTCCAGTATATTGGTCGGAGTAAAGTAGGATGTGGCGAAACCGGAATACTCAATGAAACCGTTTGCGCCAATCGTATCCTTGTCGGTGTTTCCCCCACCTATGTTATGGAATACGCCACGGCATATGTCGCTTACATGAAGCGTACCGTATTGACCTTCCAGAAGGTCAAGGGTGGCAATGCGGTTCTCGGTATCTACAGTCTTTATCGTTCCGTAGGAGAACGTGTTTGCCTTGTCTCCCGATATTACGTCTATGCAGTTGAAGGTTATTTTGGGAGTTATTATCTCCTCACGGTATACAGCCTTGTCCGTCTCGATGACAACCTTCCCGTTCTCGTCCAGATAGATGTAGCCGCCGCTTCCTCCGATAATGCCGGAAACGAAGTTCTTGCTTATCTGAATTCCCTTCTCCGCGGTGAGCTTGTCGCCAACTTCCAGCTTGAAGGGAGTGCGGTCGTTGGTATCCTTGCGGATAAATCTTCTTGCCGCTTTTGCAAACCAATCATTATTGTTATTCGCACCGCCCAATGTACTTCCTATAATATCCCCGGCTATCTCTGAAATCGTACTTCTCAATGCAGAGACATTAGCGGATAGCTTGTCTGTAAGTTCAACGGATATGTCATACAAGCAATTCTTGTCAGATTTACAAGTATATGAATTGACATACATAAAATACTCTTTGTTATTGTATTTTATGTATATGCGAGCGTTTTCATTCAATATGTCCCATAAATCAGTATTATCGGCAAGGAATATGCGTGAGAAGTTTACGGAGAACGTGAATTTCTCATCGTTGTTCTCTGACATATACTTTATCAGCGCTTCTTCTAGCCTCTTTTCCGCTGCAAGAACAAGCGGTTTAGGCATCTTTATGCCCGTAATCACAAACTTGTCACCGATAGAAGGCTTATAGTTGTTTGTGGCGTTAGGCATGACTACACCGAAAGAAGTATTGTCCTTCTTAACAGCTATCCAAACCTCATTTGTAGAAGTGTTTTGTTGGCTTTCTACATATTGGGATGTTTGCGAAGTAACCTTCTGTTCAAAGTCTCCTGCCGGTAAGTTCCCAGCAGAATCCACCAACACTGGATTGAAAGCCCTGCCCGGCTCATTGTCCTTATAGGTAACTCCTATCTCAAACTCGCAAGCGGCACAATTCCCCGTAGTCATGTTGATTACGGCAGTCCCACCTTCCAAGCCTTGCTCAAACAGGTTGAATCCGTAATCTCCGTTATAGATATGCAGCTTTATATAGAAATAGGAATGAACATACTCGTCCGAACCATTAAACACGTTGTTTCCAGTACCTGTACCAAGTTCGTCACTATCATTGGCATCAAAAGCAATATCTGCTATTTCTCCGAACAACTTACCGGAAGAGTTTGTTACCCCTTCTATAGTCGGTTTTATGTCGCTAAAATCGACCTTTATTTCCTTTACTTTCTTTGAAGAATATATATTCTTAAACGAATAGTAATCATTCGTACCGGGAATTTTATATTTGTTATTAAGCGCATTGTAGAATCTCTCCGCTCCCCCACTCTCTCTATAAATGGAAGGCATAAGGTTTTGGCTACGCTCAATAGTTTCTGTCTCATCATCATTCGGATAGTAGAAAGGAATATTGTCAGAGCTACCGACACCCGTAACTCTATTTACTATCTTGTAATTTGCGTTTGTCTTTTTGATTGATACAAGCCCTTTCCTATACTCGAAGGGAGTGGAAATGACATTCTCTGTATATCCAATGTGGCATACTTTCCCTACAAAGTAATAAGGCAGTTCATATATGGTATATATGGACTGCAACGCTTCTGCAAGGTACACGTTATCAAGCGAAACAAGTTTGGAATCGGAAGTAATATCATCATCCATGACTACCGAATATCCTATACCCGATTTTGTCATTGAGGCGTTAAGCCGTCCGACAAACTCGTTTATGTCTCCCATGAACTTCACTGAAGTTGAATTGGAATGATATGTATCTGCTCCGGTAGTCACCACGTCCATGAAATACACGTTCTCCAGCACGATACGTTCTGAAACGAACTGGAGTTCATGCTTATACATTACACTCTTGTTGTCCTTTGAAGATGTAGGGGTTTGGTCTACATAGTATTTCTCACCTCTGAACTCCACAAATTCCTCTCCGCTCCACAAATCATCCAAGCAAGAAGGATAATTTAATGTAGCCGTAAGCGTTGGAGTACCTGCCATACGTTGTGCCGAATAAGTGTATTCTCCCAATTTGGCAGGCATATCGGAATTAGGGAACATTACCTTGTTCCCTTGCTCGTCGAGTTTATATATGTACAGGCTCTTCTTCTCCATTATTCGACAACATCAATCTGTTCTTCCATTTTTTCTACAGATGCATTTGCGGCATTCTCTTCTTCAATCCTCTTAGCTTCATCTGGTGTTGATTCAGTGTTCTTCTCAATAGCGGTCTTAGTTGAAAGTATTCCGGCTTGTTTCATTGAAATAAGCATATTGTTATATTCAGTAGCGCTAAACGGTTGCCAAATTTTGAATTTGCAGCTTATACGAAGCTTTGCAAATTCAGTTATCGCATTCGTGTTCTCTCCTTTCTTTACAAGTTCTTTTGCAAGTCCTTCCTTGAACAACCGCATCATCTTATCAGCGAAATTCTGCCATTCGATAACCCCTTGCTGAGCATTTTTCAAGTCCAAGTCACGGGTAAGCGTGATAGCAAGTCCGCTTATATCTCCGCTTGACTTGACATCTTTCGGCAAAAGGAATGTGCATGAAGAATTAATCTGAATCTTCTCAAACAAATCTTCCAAGGAATTAAGCATACCTTCCGGGCTTGGCGGTGCCTTAAATTCAGCACTACCATTCCCGTCCATGGACTTGTCTTGAAGGATTATATTTCCGGCAAGTTTCTTTGTCGTTTCGGATAAATTCCCTCGTATGTACAGGATTCCCCAACCATTACGTTTCTGAATGACAAAGAATATGTTGTATATAATCTCGTATATCTCAATAAGGCTTTGCGCTTTGTCCCACGCCACATTTCCACGCTTCGTACACAAAGGAATCTCACTGAACCCGTGCACTACTGGAGTTTCCCTTATCCATCCATCTTCTCCGGCGTTTTCTCCCGAATTGCGCATACGGTACATATACTTGTCATCGTAGCAGTCTATGTACTCCACACCGTTACTATCAGCATAGTAAACGCTTTCAAGAAGTCTGTCTCCGTTTTCGTCATTGTGTGATATTATAACATATCCGTCCTCATAACTCAACAAACGGCATTTTACTCTATTTTTATAGTCATAGTAGAAAAGTAATCCTGAATCCCCGGAAGCAAGCTGTGAACGCACTGCCTTTGTACGCCAACCGTCCATATTCCTATCGACCCAATACTCTTTGATAGTGGAATAGTTTTCTTTGTCTTTTTCAGAAGGATTGCCACCTCTCAAAGACAATACGCAAGGATTGCCACATAAGTAGATTACATGGCTCGCCAATATCTGCTCTTGCAACGCTAAAGAGGTACGTTGGAATTTTATTTCTTGATAACCTCCATTTTCCAGCCTCACACAAATGCTCGGAAGGTTATTGTCAAACAGAACGTCATGGCTCATAGGGTCAAGCTCTTTCAAGAACTTTTCCTGTGTGATAATATTCTTGCTCACTTTAGGCAACCTTGCCGTCCGTGTTTCCGTAACGGTTGCGGATTGCCCTTCGGAAGCATCATTGACAGAAGATGTATCACTACCCCTAAAGAACGGTTTCTTCTGCAAAAGAGCATCTACGTTCCGTAATAAATATAGTTTTTTCTCTTCCCGTGTCATTTGTCTGCGTCAATTAGGTTGTAATACTTCATGCAGGATTCCTTGCTCGGCATTGCAGAACACTCTCTCGAAGTCCATTTGCAAATGATGTCGTGTTTCTGTGGTACGACTATGATTCTTCTCTGTCCTTCCTCTTCTTCGATGTTGAACTTGTCATTCAGCTTCACACGGATGTCGGCTTCAATCTTTATGGCATCTTTGGGGTCAATCGTTCCTTCACGCTCCGCATCCTGTACCCTTTGCAAAAGTTTCAGAAGTTCTTCCCGGTTCTCGTCCTTTGATATGGTAGTCACTGCACCTATCCCGAAAGGTTTCAACTTTTCTGCAAGCGTGGATAGCACCTTGCTTGAAGGCTTTTCATCATCTTGGTAAGCTACTTTTGCGGCAAGAGCTTTATCCACGAAAGAATCGCACATCACCAAATAGGCAACGTCCCTTACCCTTGCTTCAATCCCTTCCGTTTTAAGGGAATTGATAATGTCCTTTATGTCATTGTAACTTATCATATCCTAATACCATAAATGTTCATCGTAAATACTTCCTTCCGTAACCAAACCTTTAGTCTGTTTCGACTCCTCAACGCTATTGTAATACCCAGCCTGCACCTCATTACCATATTCGATGTTTGCACAAGGCAACATCCGCATTGCACACGGGTCTAACAAGTCCATTGACCGACCTTTCCCAAGCATTTGGTTCATTTTCTTCTTGTTCCAAAGCCGTTTCTTTCCGCTCTGCATATCATCGAACCGCACAACGGAGCATTCTTCCATAAACTCATTCTCAACCGTTACTTTGTACTTCAAGTTTTGGTGCGTGTAAGTCTGCACGGCAAGTTTATCGTCAAATGTCAAGTTACCAACTTCTATCATCTTGCATAATCGGATATAGCACATATCCTTTACAGTCATTGCGGTAAGCTGGTAAAGACCGAAAGGCTTGTTCAATGAGATATAAGGTACGGCATCCGGTATGTAGTCGTTGAAGTAACGTCCGGCGGTAGCGTCAAAGATGATATGGCTCTCTGCCGTACCATGCTCAAACGCGAATGTCTTTACCGCCATAGCGTTCTCTCTCGGAGTTGACTTGCTGAGTATGAGTATGTCGTATGCGTGAAATCCGTCCCATGCAAGGGCTACAAGGTTGTCAGTACCGTAGTCTGCCAAGTCAACGGTTATCCATTTGTCACCGTTTACAGCCGGGTTGTTGTTGAATACTCCTTGTGCGGAATTGGACGGGATAGGTATCTTTTCGTCTGAATCAGGGTCAGCATTATAATTTACGCCAATAAGTCCAGCGGCTGAACGAGTACCAGAAGCTGCAACTGAACCAACATATCCTGCATTGCCTCCCATAAGAGCTTCATTTTCATCAACTGTGCCCTCGTATAGGGTAAACGATTTGATAAAGTCTTGATATTTCGCTTTACCTTTCAAGTCTTTAATCAAACTATCTATTTGTATCTTACATTTGGCGTAAACCTCTTCTTTTGAATCGCCCCAAACAGTATCATCAACAGTAGAACCTGCAACGAAAAAGAAACGTACCTTCCCTATCCTGTCAGGAATACCCTTCCCATCAACTCCTACATACCAATCTATAAACCTTCTCGTCCAATGTGTCCGTTTAGGGTTGAATGTAGCACGGAATTTCCCTGTAAATGTTTTGCTTTTACCACGATTACGGGATTGAATATAAGTAAACACTTCCCATGGCATTTCTGTAAGCTCGTCAATAGCGATTGCGTCATATTGCCATCCTTTCGCGCGCTCCCTCATTCTGTCTATATTCGTTGGGTCTATATAAGTAAGGTCGCAATACGCTCCGCTTGAAAATGATATTCTCGGAGTATCGGCTTCTTTAACTTTTACATATTCTCCGAATATATCTTTAAACGTATCGACAAATCCCCCTCCTGCTTTTTGATTTCCAAGACTTCTACGACTTATCAAACATCTAAAATCAGGGTCAAGCATTAACGGTTCAGCAAATCCAAGAACAAGAGAGTATGACTTCCCGTTTCCTACCCCTCCAGCACCGAAACATATATCCACGTTAGTTGAAGCAAAGTAGGTTTGGAAGCCTGGGAAGGGCTTCTTCACTATCGCATTATGTACTTCTTGCTCTTTCATCAAGAGCAAAAATACCCATTAATAACAAAGTAATATATATGTAATCTAATACTTATTTATCACTGTGACAAATAGCTTGATTTGTTTATGATTATACATTTTTATTAAAGCATTACTTTCGCACATAATCATTATAAATTCATACTGTATGAAATTTACGAAAGAGCAGCTTTCAGAAGCACTGAAAGCAAAACTCACCAACAACGGCAAGAAAAACTTGGCTATGAGTGAGAGAAGTTTCAATGAGGAAGTAGAAGACATCTACACCGATTTGGAAGAGAGTGGTAACGACGAAGAATTGGAGCTGGAGGATGTCGTAGGCAAAAAGATTAAACGCTTGGAGCGTATCGACAACAATGTACGCAACGACAATTCAAAGTTCGTAAAGGAGTGGGAAAAGAATCACCCCACAAAGGACGATAAGGACAAAAAGGATGATGGCAAGGACGGAAAAGGAGACGAAAGCAAACTGGACAAGTTGCTTAAAGAACTCCAAGACTTGAAATCAGAGCGTGAGGAAGAAAAGAAAGCTAAGGCAATCTCCGAAAAGCGCAACCATCTCAAATCATCCTTGAAAGGGAAAGAAGTCAAGAACGAGGATTGGATTAACGACCAGCTCGAACTGATTCACATTGATTCTGAAACTGACGTTGACGCTCTGACAGAAAGACTGGTAAAGAGCTATAACAAGTTCAGTGCAAACACACCGCCTAATATCACTCCAGGAGGCGCAGGAGGAGGTTCAGAAAAGACAGATGACTACGCCGATGTGGTTGCTATCGTGAAGAAGCAATCGCACAGAGAAGAAAAACAATAATCATTTAAAAACTAAAGAAAATGGCAGATTTTTATCAGCAAATCCTATTGAACAGCGGCTACCTTCCCGGTAGAGCGTTGGTTCAGGCTCGTGGAAGCATTGGTGGACACCGCTATGTTTTCGTGAAATTGCAGATGAGCGGAAAGGACGCGCTTGTATTCCCTACTACGGGATGCGTTATCAAGAATCCGTTCAAAGGGAATGCCCGTGCTTTTGCAGGAACTCTGTTTGAGTACAATCCGGATGGTACTGGTTATATTTTGAAATCGTATGCAGTAGCCAAAGCCACAGCAGAAGCAACCGACACGGACATATACCTGAAAAGGGACGGCTACTCTCTCATTCCGTTCGTAGGTGACATTCTTATGGTAGCACCAACTACATTGACAGGAGAAGGAACAGCAGTGACCGTTACAGCAGTTAAGGCCGAAACAGACGCTACGGCAGGTGATGTATGGAAAGTGACATTGAGCGCAACACTTGGCGCATTGACCACTTCTTCAGTGCTTGTAGAAGCAAAAGAGGCTGGAGCAGGCAAGGAAGCAATGGTTACTAACCCCAATTCATACCTTCCTTGTGACTTTGACTTTGTATTTGACCCTGCCGCATCTGACAATGACTTTGACGGTGCGAGATACCTTATTACCCCTGCTTTGGCGTTAGGTGACGTGTTCCTTTACACGGACAGAATGCAGCCGCTTTCGGCAGCCTTGAAAGGCTTGAACAAAAGTAAGGTTAACGGGTGGTTCAACATTTAAACTTAATTAGACTATGCCTAAATTTGATTTTAACAACAGCAGATACGCTAAGTTCTTCGCAGACAAGACTAACCAGCGTTTCTTGCAGTCCTTCATCAACACGGAAGGATTGCTCTATACCAATTACGGTTGGTACAAGACACAAGGCGTAAAGGCCGGCGCTCCAACGCCTACTGCGCCTAATGGTATTGCCACCTTCTCCGTGAAAGGTCGTGATTTGAAAGCCGCTCCTTTGATGGACTTGCGTGCGCCTCTTGGTGACAGCAACCAAATGGATAAGGAAGGATTGTACTGGTACACAGCTTCAATCCCCGACTTCATCGCTCCCGGTTACGTTGAAACCGCTATGGAACGTGAAGCAAAAGAGCAACAGTTTGAGTTGTTTGGAAACGATGCCGATTTGGTAGCCGCATGGGTGCACACGTTGCAATCACAGATTGACAGCTCGGACGCTACCATGAACTTTATGACCGCACAACTGATGTCAAAAGGTAACATTGACTACCGTAACATTGCCCGTGGTATTCAGATTCCTCTGCACAAAGCGGATATTCCCGAAGAGAATTTCACTAAGGCTGGTACTAAGGTGTGGACTGACCCCGATTGCAAAATCCTTAGCCAGATGGCCGCAAAAGAGAAGGTATACCGAGAGAAGTGGGGATATGAAGGCGCATTGGTATGGCAGGTTACGCGTAAGATGTTCTACGAAGTCATCTTGCCGAATGGAGAATCAAAGGAACTTGTTGACAGCTACAAGAAGAATCCTTTGGCTTACATTTCATCCACTACGACCGCTCCTACTACAAGAGACTTGTTCCTTGCCGCATTCCGTGACTACCCGGGCGTTTCCCCGATTGAAATTGTGGAAGAGAAGGAACGAAACCTTACCAATACCGGAGATACCTTCGTTCAAGGATGGGCTGATAAGATTGCGGTTCTTCGTCCTGCCGGATATGCTTGCGAGTTTGAATACACAAATAACCTCGACAAGCAGATGTTCGACAAGTACGGTTCAAGCGTAATCACAAAGATTTTCGCCCAGACTAATGACGGTCTCTGCACAGTGGTTAACACTACAACCAACAACGGATTGTACAAGGAATGGCATACCGATGTAATGATGTCGGCTTGCCCTGCATTGAAGACGTTCCGCAACCATGTGATTGTAGATACCAGCACAGCGGATTCCTAACAACCAAGGCATTGTAGTAGTATGGAAAATTCATTTGACCCGATAGCATACCTCAATGGACTTACGAGGTTCGTCTTTGAAGATGATGCGCTTGAAAACATCGCATACGAGAACGGTTTGGTAGAACTTACCGACCGTTCACAAATAGACGAATACACGAAAGACCATTGCCTTATCGCACTCTATGAGCTTGTCATAAACGGCCCGTGGTCTGTGGCTTCATCGTCACTCCAGCACGGCAATTACAGGCAGGACGTAGGTAGTGAGACGGTAACTGCTGCTATTATCCAAAACTTAAAAGACCGTCTGAAAGCATTGTACAAGAAGTACGGTGAAGAAGAAGCGTTGGCAAGCATGGATAGCGGAGGTATGAGTTGGGTAAATGAAAATTCATTGGATGTGTAGTTATGCGCCTGAAAAGAAAAGCAATAACCCAATACCCGTTTCACGGTACGTTCTATACCGTTGTGACGAATAAGCCGGAGGATGGAGACCTTCTCGGTGACGGTGACTTGCTTGGCGGTGAAGATACGGATAATCCTTCCGAAGGCGAAACAACTGAGGGTAACGAAGGGAATACGGGGACTTCGGAAGAGACTATCCTTCTTGAAACCGAATGCGACATACAGCAGGCAGCAAAGCTGATTAATTCAGGTACTATCATGGCTGATTACAAGGTGTTCTTTCCTTGCGATATAGGTGCTAAACTTCCGATAAGGTTCAACACTAACTTCAAATGCGAGGATTATGCGATACCTATTAACGGTCGTGTTGTTGGACTTGAATACAGCCAGTTGGGTGGTTGCCACGTTGACATTAAGATGAGCGAGGTGTAGGCTATGGCAAAGAAAGACCGCATATCAGAACTTGTCAGATTCCTTTCCGGTGAAGGGCAGAAAATTGTGGATAGCCAGTTGCAAAACAAAGGTTACACGCATCGTACACACAACCTTCACGACAGCTACGGTTGGGGAGTATATGTTGACAAGAAACTGGTTGCAAGCGGATTCCCTGCTGTTAAAGCCGAGAAAGGCAGGAAGTGGTATGGTGAAACGATTAAAGGTCGTGAAGCCATTACCGATTTCCTACAAAACAAGTACAAGGCACATGACGGGATAGATTTGGTTGTTGCAGTCGCAATGCCATACGGTGAAATAGTTGAGGACAAGTACAAGTATGAGGTGATAGCAACGGCAAGGAATGACGTAAAGCAACTTGCTTCAAAGTTCAAGAACGCGAATTTCGGGATAATAAGTCACGGTAGTTATTGATTATGGGGAACATATACAAGACAACATCAAGAGCTGAGAACTTCTTTTCAATGCTTCTCACGAAAGCAGGGATTTCGGATAACCTGTTTATCGGGAATATGCCTGCAACCGTTGACAGCAGTTGGAAAGACATGGTGCTTGTGGATGTACTATCACTCAAAGACTACGGTGCTTACGCAAAAGGTTCGGCAAACATATTCCTATACGCAAAATCCGTTGACAGCCACGGGACAAAGCCTGTTAAACGGCTATACGCTATGGAACTTGTGCTTGACAAAGCTATTGAATCATGCAACGACCGACACTATGTGATTGAAGTGAACTTCCGTGACGCTGACTACGACCAAAACAGGAACTACTACTACAATGTGATAAACGTAAACATAACGGTAAGAAACATTTAATAAAAGAAAGGATAACATTATGGCAACAGTAAAAAGAACCAGCCCAACTTCATTGCAGGTAATCAAACCCGATTGCTTGGTAGCTACACTTTACACAGGTGCTACAACGGAGACAGCCGACAATCCGGCAGGCGATACTTTCATCTTTGACGAGGTAGTCCGTGACACCACAACAATCTCACAGGATGACAACGATTCAACAACGATTGAGAACGAGTTCTCCGATGACCCGATTCTTGATATTGTGTCTTTGGGTAAATTCCAGTTTGCGGCAGAGGTAGCCGACATTCAGACTGAGATTCTCAAAAACTTCGCAAACTACACATACGATTCGACAGCCAAGAAGTTGTTCGCTCCGGCTGCGTACCAAAAGACGTATGTAAAGATTGACCTTGTTTTCAAGAACGGCACGGACACGGACGGAAGCGACAAGTACATGAGTATCTGTATTCCGAAGTTGCAATTGAACTCACGCCTTATGGTTGAGAGCATGAACAGCAACATTGCACGTCTGAACCTTGCAGGTACGGCTACCAGTGTGGCATTGACGGCTAACGGAAAGACCATCAAGACGGCCGCATACGTGAATGAGGACTTTACCATGCCGACAGAGACGGCTTAAAAGCATAGATTATATAAGTAAAAAGATTGTTGAACAGGGCGGTAGGCTGATATGCCGCCGCCCTTTTTGTTTGAATCATGGCGGTATATAGAGCGACAAAGAAGAAAGACAAAGAACAGGAAAGCACTTCTGTAAAAAGAGTTTCCGATGAATCAATGGAGCGGCTTGCAAAGATAATGAACGACAGCCCAAGCCTTGTAACGCTTCACGGGACAGAATGGAGGATAACAGGATTGAAGCCGGGAGTGCAGTGGCTCATTGCGGAACAGGCTTGTCAGATTGTCAAAGGAGAGAAGTTGAGCATGGGAGACGTGATTAAGGAGTTTGCCGTGAATCTCCCGTCAGTTGTACACGTGATAACACTTGCTTTGCTCAATGACAAAGAAAGGATTTTCTCTGACTACGAGAAGAGAGAACTTTCCGAAGAGTACAGGCAGGTTTACGACCTTCTCATGTGGGGAGAGTACGACATGAAGGACTGGGCGTTACTGCTTGGCGAAATACTAAACCTGATAAGCACGGATTTTTTTTTCGAGAGTACCAATGTGATTCAGACCGTGAGGGAAATGACCCTGACGAGGAAGACGAAGAAAGCGGAACGAAGCTGATAATCTCCCGTACCGAGTGGGGGCAGATGGTTGATTTCCTTCGCTCCAACACTTGGTGCTCTCGTGACGAATACTTGTGGGGAATGACGGTCGGGCAGGTACGGTTAAGCTCATTCGATTTCTCCCATGTGGAATACTTGAACAAGGATAAGAATAACAAGGTCGGCAAGATAGGCGGTGCCGATGATTTGAAGAATTTGAACGATTTGGGATTACCGATAATCAATAAATAAACAGGATAACGATGGCAAATAACGAAGCGGGGGCATTCCTCAATATAACACCGGATGTATTAAAGAAGTTGGATAGTTTCGATGAGAAGCTGGAGAAGATAGAGAAGCACGCTCATACGGCTGCTGACGCGTTGAAGAACGGGTTTGGCAAGGTTGTGATAGACACTACAAAGCTGGAAAACGCTATTACGTCACTTGCCAATAAGATGAATGCGCTTAATTCGGCTGGGAATGTGGTGCAGAATATCGGAACATCAATGAACCAAGTCTCTAAGGATGCGACTAAAGCCGCTTCGAGCTTGTCTTCCGTAGCCCAGTCTATCAATAAAGTGAAGCCGGACAACTCACTTGCGAAGTCGGTTGAGCAATACAGGAACATATCTTCTCAAATAGAACAAGTCTCCGGCAGGCAGAAACAGCTTAATGACATTATCAAGTCCTACGAACTTACAATGAGCCGCATACAAAGCGGAAAGGGCGGTGTTATACAAGCCGGACAGCAACAACAGGTACAGGCTGCACGACAGGAGCTTGAATCAAATAATCAGTTGTTAGCAACACTCAAACAGAAACAGCAAGAGATTGTAAACACGAATGTTGCCTATCAGAAACAGATACAACTTGTTGAACGACTAAAGACATATAATCAAGAGCAAAGTAGTTTGCCTAATCAGCGTTCGCAACAAACGTTGGCAGACATGAGGGCGTATTATTCCGAACTTGAAAAATCCTCTGCGCGAGCTGCAAAGGCAGAAGAATCAGCAAGGATAAAGGAAGAAAAGGAGAGAGAAAGAGCTACCGCAAAAGCAGAAAAGGATGCGGATAGAAAAGCAAAGGCAGATGAAAGGGCTGCCCAACGCTCTGCAAAGGCGGCAGCAGATTTGGCTAAACAGCAGGAACTTGCAAGGCGTACAACTCCGCAAGGCGCATTGGACTATTCCAAAAACACAAAATCGCTCTTGCAGAACGTACAAGCCATCGAATATTTGAAAAAAGCCCGTTTGTCCCTAAACACTACTGACAAGAATTACCAAACTACGTTACAACAGATAAACCAAGCCATCGCCAAGCACAACCAAGCGTTGACTGAAGCAGGCGTTAAATCACAGCAGCTTGCCACACGCCATCGCAACCTAATGGATACGGCCGGGCAATTAAGCCGTCAGCTTGCTTTGGTGTTCTCCGTGTCGCAAATTGAGGGGTATATAAAGAAACTCGCAAACGTCCGTGGAGAGTTTGAGCTACAACAGCGTTCCTTGCAAGCCATATTGCAGAATAAATCACAAGCAGACCAAATATTCAACAAGACCGTTCAACTTGCTGTCAAGTCTCCTTTCAAAATCAAGGAACTTGTTTCATACACCAAGCAACTTGCAGCATACCGCATTGAATCAAGCAAGTTGTATGATACGACAAAAAGACTTGCTGATGTATCGGCTGGTTTGGGCGTTGATATGGGCAGAATTATTCTTGCTTACGGTCAGGTCAAGGCGGCAGCATACTTGCGTGGTACGGAAGTCCGGCAGTTTACGGAAGCAGGTATAAACTTGTATGGAGAGTTGCAACGCTATTTTGAAGAAGTAAAAGGCGAGGCATACACCACTGCACAAATAGTGGATATGATTTCCAAACGAAAAGTAACTTTTGAGGATATTGAGAACATCTTCAAACGGTTAACTGAAAGCGGAGGGTTGTTCTACAATATGCAGGAAATTCAATCTGAAACATTAATAGGAAAGATGAGAAACTTGCAGGATAGTATAGACGTTATGCTTAATTCTATTGGCAAGTCTAACGAAGGTGTTTTGAAAAGTTCTATTGACGGTGCAAAAACTATCATTGATAATTGGGAAACCATTGCTGAAATTACAAAGGTAGCAGCAGGAATACTCGTCTTGTATAAAGCTAATTCATTATTAGCCGCATCCGCTTTAGGAAAGATGGCATTACAAGTCTATACGTTTCAGAAAAGTCTTGATGTATCAAGAGCGCAAGCATTCTTTACAGCTATCAGAGCTGGCTTTAGATTTACACTTGTGTCTCTAAAATCAATAGGTACATTAATCGCTTCAAACGCATACCTTATAGCACTTACTGCTATAATATATGCAGTTGACAAACTTAGTTCAAGTTATTCTGAATATAATAGAGCTTTAGAAGAAAGCAATAAGAAATACAACGAGAACATGGCTCCAGTTAATTCACTTATTGCAAAATACAGAGAATTAACAGATGAAGCTAATAAGGCAAAAGCTGCACAAGAAAAGAACTTCGATTTTGCAAAAAACAGAAAGGATAGGGAAAACGCTGTTACTCAATTAGCAAGCAAATTCAAGGAATACGGGATTAAAGAGGATATTGGCGATGTTACAAAGTTATCCGACAAAGAGCTTGAAGCAACACTTGATAGACTAAATAAAAAGTTTAGAGAGATACAGCAGACAATAAAAGGTTTCTCTGATTCTTATGCAAAAGTAAATGCAAAATTAAAGAATAACTGGTTTGACTGGAGCGAGGGCATATCAACTGATTCAAAAGACCTTAAAAAAGCAGGAGAAGAATTAAGTATATATTCAAGCAGAATTACAAAAATGCTTGACATTGTAGGCGCTCACTATTTCGACCTTTCTTCAAAGGTTGCTGGATATTATAACGAAGTAAAAAAAGGTCCCGATACAAGCAAAAACGAATCAGAAGTAGAATGGATTCTTAGAGCACTTGACGCATTAAGAAAGATAAATTCCGAATCGAAAGTTATCAGAAATGAGTCCTCAAACAACAAACTGTCCTTGTTTGACATAATAGACAGTAAAAAGAACTTTGATTCACAAAAGAAGGAGTTCGTAAAAGAGGTGCAGTTGCTAAAAAAGGAGCTTGAATCAAAAGGTATAACAGACCCGATATTGATTTCTATTGCATTAAATAAAAAAGCGATAGAGGAAGAGTGGACTAGCTTGGAGGAAAACATAGCAAGAGGTGTTTTAGGAGGAAAATATATCAAGCCTATATCAGAAGACAGCAACAAAGAAGAAAATAATGTAGACCCCAAACATGAACGAGATATTTTAGCAGAGCGCATTTCCCTTATTAAAGAGCTTAACAAAGAATACGAGAAGCTGAACAAGGTAATGGGCAGTAAGGAAGCGGCTAAAACTGTCATGGAGCGTTATGAGGAATCACTTAAAAACGTGAATATGCCTAAAAGCATCATCGGGGATATGTTCCTTCCAAACAAGAAGAATACGGCAAAAGCATTACAAGAGATTTCTAAAATAATCACAGATTTTAGGAAGAAGCAAGGTGCTATTAATGATTCATATCAACTGTTGGATAGCGATGATGTAGAAAATATTAAGGAACAGCTCGACAAGACCAAGAAGAACATTGAAGCTATGTTCAATAGCTTAGACTTGCATCAAAAACTGAAAGATGCAGGACTGTCTGAAGCCGAAGTGCAACAGCTGTTCCCCGGACTTGCAAAGACATTGGATGATGTTCAGAGAGGTATTGAGATTGAGTTTCAAACGAAGTATGCTGACACATACAAAGACCCGAATACTCAACAATACAAAGATTATCAAGATGCAATAAAGAAGATTGAGCAGCAGCGTATAAAGGAAAGCCAAGACCTTGTTGTGGAGCTTACAAAAAAATACAAAACACAGCTTTCAGACCAGTTGCAACTTGACCGCTGGTATTATGAGGAGAGAGCAAAGATAGCCAAAGCCAATCTTACAGAAGAGCAGAAAACGCAATATGAAGCAAATCTTCAAAAACAATATGAAAAGAAGTCAGATGAAAACGCTTGGAAGCAATTCCAAGAAAGCGATTTTTATATAGATTTGTTCCAAAACCTTGACAACGTATCTACAAAGACGTTGATTGCAATGCGTGAAAAGCTGGCTGATATGAAAAAGCAGTTAAAAGACTTGCAACCAAGCCAAGTAAGAGCCATTGCAAACAATATGGAAAAGTTGAATGAGGTTTTGGCTGGAAGAAACCCGTTCAAAGAACTTATCCCTAATCTGAAAAGCTACATCGGTTCTCTTAAAGACAGAAAGAAGCATGAAGATGATTACATTACAGCTCTTGAAAAACAAGAAAAAGTAGAAAAACGTCTTTATGGGTATACAAAAATAAACGAGGACGGTTCTAAAGAAAAAGTAATTGGTGAATCGGAGTTGGTTGCAAGGCTACAAGCTGAATATGACGCCATCATAGAAAATAAAGATGCGACAGAAGAACAAAAGGAAGAGGCTTTAGAAAAGCTTGAAATTGCAAAAAATCTATTGGACTTATCTGAAATAGAACTTGCTAACAACAAAGAAATTACAAATGAAAAGAAAGCCCAAGTCGATGCCGACAGAAAAAAACTTGATGCGGCCAATAAAAGCTTGAATGAAGTTGCAAAGTATGGTGCAGAAGCTGTAGATGCAGTTTCAGAGTTTACGGGAATGCTTGAAGGATTTGGAGTTGAAATTCCCGAATGGCTGAAAGGAACAACCGAAGGACTGGGGCAGATATTTGATGGACTAGGCAGTATAGACCTTACAAGACCATTTTCCATTGTAACCGGAGCATTTAAAACAGTTGCCGGAATAGGCAAGACCATCGGAAGTATATTCGGCATTGGCTACAAAGACAAGAAGAAGGAGCGTGAAATCCAACGGCAGATAAAGAATATAGAAACACTTGGCAAGGCATACGATGAGTTGAAGGAGAAAATGGAAGCCGCTTGGAGTGCAGACGACCTTCGCACACAGACCAAAGATACCGTAGCCAACTTAGACCAGCAGATAGCTTCCTATCAGGCTATGATTAAAGCCGAGCAGGACAAGAAAAAGACGGATAAAGACCGTATCAACGAATGGAACGATGCTATAAATGAGCTTGAAAAGACCAAAAAGGAGATTTTAGACGAAGAAAGAAAATACATGGGCGGCATAGGTGGAGAATCCGAATACAAGTCTGCCGCAGAATCTTTTGTTCAAGCGTGGATGGACGCTTTCAATGAGACCGGTGACGGGCTTAAAGGTCTGGAAGAGAATTTTGATGATTTCATAAACAATCTCTTCTTGAAACAAGCATCCATGAGAATTGCCAACAAATTCCTTGAACCGTTGTTCCAAATGATAGACCTTGCTGTTACAGAAGGTGAAGCAGCCATTGCAAAAGGATTTGATGGTAGTACAGACTTGACAAGGCAAGAAATGGATAAGATTGTCGAGGAAGCTAAAAAGCAATTCCCACAGCTTAGTGAAGCATTAGAACAGCTATACAATGCCCTTGGGATAAAAAATAATAAGACAGCCGAATTGTCTTCCCTAACCCAAAGCATTCAAGGTATAACTGAACGAGAAGCAGAAATTTTAGAAATCCTGCTCAATTCTATCAGGTTCTTCGTCTCCCAGCAGACAACCGACATTTCCGCAATCAGAGCCTTGTTGGATGCCCGATACGGACTTGAAGCCGAATACTCCGATAGCAACCCTATGCTTGTCGAATTGAGGGCGCAGACGGGATATTTGGAACAACTTAGTGACTATATTGGAAGGGTGTTCGCACCAAGCCCCAATTCTAAGGGACCGGCTCTTCGTGTTATAATGCAATAAAAATAAAGCGGTAGGAGAACATCTTATCGCTTTATACTTATGATAATCCTGTAATTATTTACTTCAATGGTCGTATATGTCACAGAAATTTGCTTCGACAAAAAATATATAGAAAATCTTACCTTTTTGAAGGCCTACAAAAACCCTATTATCACCAGAAGCGCGGAATACGTCAAGTTCTACCTCTCTTGTTACAAATGAAGGCAATTTGTCTTTTGGTTTAATGCTATTATATGGTATTGGCTCCATCCCGTATGAATGTTTATGAGACGACCGTATCTCATTCCATCCAAGCTCACATAACTTTTGAAGCCTTAATATAAAATTGAGAAGAAAAGAATGGTCTTTGCAACCTTTGATAGATACGTCCGAAAGATATTTGAAAGAAAATAGCGGATGGTCTATTTCAGACAAATCACTTATTTCACCTACGCTGATTTTATTTGAGTTTATAATACTCTGTATAAAAGAAAGCCCATCATCACTTTTCTTTTTCTTGTTTTTACCTTTCCCTCTCATTTCTTCAACCGTGTTTTAAAGAATGTCTTAATCTTATCCTTTGCTATCACATTTCCTTCTCCGGTTTTAGTGCTTTTCCACGGATGTTCATTATGGGTCATATTCATAAGACCAAGTGCGGAATATACTCCATATACCTTAAATACTTCATTGAATAACGCTTCTTCTTTCCTGTCTTCAAATTCAAAATCAAACTCAGAATCTAAATGAATGCCGTTTTTACCGTTACTCTTATATTCATCATACACGGAAGGTACTACCGGGCCATACATCCATGCCTCAATTTCTTCATCAAACAATGGAGTCCCAAAATAAGCTAAATGGAAACCTTGCTGATAGTACAACATCTTTTGGAGCTTCATGTTTGTCATAAACTCTTCTCCACAACTGACTTGTTCTGCTTTCTTTATAAGAACCTTTGCTATATCTGATGCCTTGTATGCCATAACTGAATTATTTTTAATTAGTTATTCATGAAAGACAGACCCTAAAAGAGGTGCATTTAGAACACGCTTATGACACTTATCACTCTTTACTTAGGATTTACCTGCCTATAACATTGCAAAAATACGCCAATATTCCCATTTGAATCCGGAAATAATAACAAAATTAGCAAATTATGTTTTTAAACATGATTATTTAAAGAATATAATAAAAATCCCCGAACGCTACGAACGGGGATTAAAATATTCTATTTTTAAGATTTCCAAATTGCTTGTCAGAAAAATCACGGTGGTTATACAAAAATCGGTGTTCTATTTTTCAGATTCATCTTGAAATTTCAATGGCTCGCAACTACCTAACCTCGCCAAATTGATACTCTTGCATACCCATTCAAACAAATATGCAGACGGCTCATCTCCATGTTCCATGCCTATTGCATTCTCTATCCCATCAACAACGTGGCTCGCCTCATGGCACACAACACCCATTCTCATGTCATTCTTGCTATGGAAAACCACAAGCTCCCCTTTCATGTTTGTATCATTCCTGACTATATCGTCAAACGTAATAGCATAATATTCGTCACTATTACCGAAGTTTAACTTAGTACCACCTTCTCCATGAAACTTGCTATTGATATATTCTTCGTCTATACCTATGCACACCCATAACTTTCGGGGGTATATTACAGGGTCAAACTCATATAATAGCTTTTTCTTGCTCATAGTTTCACCTCCACTTCTGTCACATACATCTTACATACTTCACGCCCTAACTCGTCATAAGACACACGCCTTACAAAGCCAACATCCGAAACCTGTACTCCGGTCTCATCCTCAAACTTATTCAGAAGCCCGGCTATCTTGTCGTTCAATTCCTGCTTCTTTTGCTTTATCTCTTCAACGTCCATAGCCTTAATTATCCGCTTTCAAATAGATATTCTTCAGTTCATCTTTTCTCAAAGTACCATACTTTATTCCCCGGTCAATACGCTTTCTTGCATTGCCGTCCTTAGCCTTGTCAGTGTTCTTTGAGCTGTCTTTAGACACTATCAGCTTCACCAACTCATTCAACGGAATAGGCTCTATCGTATTTCTATCCCAAATGGAACTGAAAAACTCCTTGGCAGGCTTTCCCATAAGTAGTTTCTTTTCCGTCTCCTCTCCTACCTTCTCAAAATGCAAATAAGGCTCCGATACAATATTAAAATATGGCAGCAAAGACTTCTCGTCCGGCTCGCTCACCATACGTGTCTTCAGAAGTTTCAAGTACCTTCCACCTGTCTTTGTCCTACCGATGGCAAACACCCCGTCCGCAAAGTTTGAAAGAATCTTGCTCCCTGCCATATTTGTCTTTGACAAAGGCTTCCATTCCTCTATTTTAGGAGTATGCGCTATCACCATGATACTGATTTTCATTTCACGTTTTAATCTCGTAAGCCCGTCCATGATAGCACCTGCATACTCCGCTTCCGATGTCTGGGTGGAAAGGAAAGACAGGTTATCCAGTATCATAACCTTTGCTTCCGTATCAATCAATTTATCCTTAATCCCGTCAATCACGTTCATGCTGAACTCATCGCTACCCACGTTGTCCGATATGGTGCAACGGATAAGCGACTTCGGGAAATCCGCGTTCTGATACCTCCTTGCAAGCTGCCTGTCCGAAAGCTCAAAGTCAAAGTAAAGGACACTCTGCGGATTCATTTCCACATCCATACATTCACTCTCCCCTTTGGCTATCTCGTAGGCTATCTGTGTGGCTAAAATTGATTTTCCGATACCGCTGTCCGCAAACAGGAACACAAGTTCATTCTCCCACCAAAAATCGCCCCAAAGCCTATGGATAGGCGGCTTCTTCTTCCCGTCCTCAATGACTGACTGCATATCGGACGAACTGAACAACGGAACTTGTTCAACCATATCTCCGTCATCGGGGATTTGCGGAGCGTTATTATCGAATCTATCTATTGCGGCTTGTATTTGTTCTTCTTCTGTCATATCATTCACTTCTTTTTTGAAACATACTGCAAGCTGTATGATTATTCATAACAACTTTATCAGATTCACCGTCAAGTGTCCTTCTTACCTTGCATCTTCTAAATCCCCATTCAGCCTCACCAAACAATCCATAGCAGTGTTTGCAATGAATACAAAATATTTTTGTAAGAGCATAATACCGTTCTAATGCCTCACTCTTTGTAAATAGTTTAGGCACTCTTTCTCCAATCGCTCCTTCGCTCCAATACACAGACTTCCATTTATTCCACCAATGCTTCTTCGCCTCGATGGCATAGGTAGGAGAATCCTTATCTTCAATATTAGAAGGAAATATGTCGTATTTCTGTATTCTGTAATTCATAGGTCATGGTATATTGTTCTCTTTTACAAAATTTATCTTGTTGAACGCTTCAAGGAATTTCTTCTTCATCTTGTACACTACGCCTTTATACATAAAGTGAGTGCAAGTCCTTCCGAACTCAAATTCATTCTTCTTTTCAGTATGCTTGCATATACTGATTCCATACTCATCATTCAAGTATGTAGAACAATACTCGTGTGCCATTGAAAGATGCGATACCATCCTGAATGGTATTTTTGAAAGTTCTTCTGCTGTCATATATTATTTGTTTTAAACTACACACTAAATAATTTTTCGTGTATATATAACATAAAACGGTATGTCATAGGTTCTTTTCTTCCAGTAAAAATCCAATGAATGAATTGTACTGACAATAACGGAACCGATAATAACATCATAATAACAAGCAATAAGATACGAAATAAAGCGTTATTCAGTCTTATTGCTGTTCCTTTTACACATCCATACCTTTCTCCTTTAAAACATTCATCTTTTGTAAGGTAACAATCATCCTCAGTATATCCTACAATATCAAAAGATGTACCTCTCAATTTATAGTAAATTCTCGCACCATATACTTTGTCTATGTATATGTTTAATGCTTCTATCTTATGCTGCGTAGGATTATCCTTTCCTATCCAAACATAATCTCCGATATTGTATTTGTTTTTAATCTTCATAATATTTATTTTATCAAGGTGCGCCAGCGTTACAAACGCCAAACGCACCCGTTACCTTTTCTACACATGGCAGATAGGCTATTGTACAATTTCCCAATCTTCGGCAAACACATCACTGATAGACGGAACCCAGCTATCGGCACGCCCAGTATTCTCATTGTAGATAAGACACTGACTTGTGTAGTCAATAAATCCTTTTCCTTTCAGAATAATGTCTTTTGCCGATTGGGGGAGTGATTGCATCTTAGGTATAATTTCTTCTGTAATATGGGCAGGAACTTGTTTGAATACCATTAATCCCTTGCCATTCCATCCACTTCTACGAATAGAAAGACCGAATTTCAACGCTTCAATAGCTATGCCGAAAGACATTCTTGGAAGTGTGGTAATACTCGTTTCCCCTTTTGCAATAGCCATTCTTTGTTCAAGAATATAACAATAACGTCCCATAAATTCCCGTTGCAATGATAGCAAAAAAGCCGGATAGTCATCTTTGACAACTTCACGGAACTTTTCAGAATCAACGAACACGGCACATTTCTCGTGTCGTTCTGTAAGCTCTTCATGCTCAATAATCAAGCGGTCAAGGAATGTCTCCGCACATTTGTATGCCTTCTTGAACGGTTCAGCCGGAGACCAGCTTTCATAGCCATCTTGATACTTCACATGATAACCAGCGTTATCCTTTTCTGCTTCGCTGGGCACTCTGCCTGCTTGTAAAAGACCTCTCTCATACGCTTCGCCCATTGTCATAGGTTCTGCTTCAATCTGTTTTGTTCCAATGTACTTTTTCATATCAATTCAATATGGTTTAATTGTTTCTTGATTCATTAATTTCGCCATAAAATCATGCTTTTCTTGTTCGGTTGCTTTTCGTACATCACCTCCCCACATGAAGTTTCTAAATCCTGTACTCTTTTTAATTTCACCGTCATTCCATCCTAAAAGAATACCATAACCGTCACCAGTAACGCATCCGTTATAAATGAAAACTCTTTTATCTATCGGATTGTACATTTCCGATTCTTTACTTGATGGGATTCCATACAGAAAATCGCCGATACAATATTCTATTCCTTTCATATTTTCTTATATTTAAGTCCAAAACACATCCTAATCATAATCCTTTGAAAAAATCCTATTTTATCATAAACGGGAATGCTTGTCCTTGTTGGCTCATGCACAATATATACAATTATCTTAACTGGTTGTTTAACATAGAAACTATCCATAATAATCAATCTTTAACCCATTCGGACTTAGTTATACAATTCATAGACTTAAATCTACCCGTCACCTCATTATGGCCATAGGAGTACACGTAGCAAACGCCTTCTCCGGTAATATGAACGGTAGATTCACCGCCCACATACAGCTTGCAAACGCTACCTTCCGACACATGGAACTCAACCTTTGAAGAAAGCACCGTAGTAAGCGTGCAATCCTGCTCTATTTGCCCGTTAAAGTCCACGTACAGGCAAGAAGTATATCCGTCCTTATTACGCTTCCATTTCCCATTTATGTAGTCTGAAAACGTCCGTTTCATATACTGAATATCCATACCGAATCCAAAGCTATGAGCATCTGCCAACAGCTCCACACCGTTTGAATCCAACGCCATATCCATTAACGCCTCCTTGCTCGTAGCTTCATCCCATTTGTCTTTGTATGACGTACACAATCCGAGCATCATGGCATTACGTTTAAAAGAAAGCAAATCATTCATACAATCGGAAATTTTTTTAGTTCAACTTCGATGAGTTCCTTAACCTTTCTCACATCCTCGTCCGAATCGGGAATATCCTTGTACGCTCTCACCGAACGGATAATGTTCCGGTCACTGATATTTGAGTACCGTGCAATATCACTATACGAAATCCCGAACCTGTTATGAGACACGGAAAACACAGCCCCCCTTGCAATCCTTCCGGTAAGAATGATGTTAGTCCTGCCTTCGTATATAGTCCAAGGACATACCGGATTCCTGTCACTGAACACCTTGTTAACGCAATCACACACAATACGCTCAACCTTTCTTATAACGCCCGATTTTAAGCAATCTTTTCCTTTTGACATACTTTTCTATGATTTTCTGTTGGTCTTCATTAAGTATTTCTCCGCATATATACATATTGCCGATTACATATTTCTTGAAGTCAATAGTCTTTTTACCATACAACCCCAATCCATTATCAACGCCTCTTGGAACCGATGGTGTAAGCACATGAGTATTGACACAGCCTTGAACTGGAATAGCGTTTATATCAAAAACTATACGCCCTTTCTTCACCCGTATTCCACCTGTCTCAACATCGGGTATAAATACTCCCTTAGTAACCTCTCCGGTCGTTTTATCCTTGAAAGATACCCATTTTACGCCCGGATGGTTGCCTATGTTTATGCGTATGTGATATACGTTGTCAGGGCTATACCTGTCCTTCCTCGGTTTTATTTCCTCCATCGAACACCTCCTTGGCTTCCTCCGCCATTATAGCCTTCTGCTCAAACTCCGCATTCGCCTTCACGTCCTCTTCGGGCGGCGTTGTGTTCATGGCCTTATCCAAGTCCTTCATCTGCCGTTCCATCCACTTCATGTAGTTTTCAGCCTCTTTCTGCGCTTCATTAATATCCGTGAACACAGCCATTGGCTTGATAAGGTTCGCTTCCGTCACTACTTTCATTCCATCCAAGAACTCCTTATTGGTAGAAGTCGTATCGCCGAACATCTCATTCTCTTTGCCTTTGATAGACTTCTTGAAATCCACCATGTATTTCAACCAAGCATATAGGGATGTTTCATGTGCCACACCGTCCAATCCTACTGCATAAGGTGTCGTGAACACTCGGAACCCTGTGTAGTTCTTAAACATTATTCCAGTGCGGCATACGATTATCTCGAACGAACCGAAATTCTCTCTCTCCAGCACATCGCTTTCTTTGATGATGAACTCAAAGCCTTGTTGTTTCTTGTTCTTTGCCATAGTTATTATGCTTTTTCGTATGTTTTTTCAAATATGTCTGGCTTGCATGGGTAGAACTCTCCATTTATACCTTTGATAATATAGTCCCCAAAACTTGCAGTCATAATACCTTCAAGTGTTTCTATTTTTATTCCACCGTTAGAAATAACTTGCTGTATTGTAGATTTTCTACCGAATACTGATGTTTCAGTACCACATCCAAGAAAATCAACACATTCCAAAATGGAATTTTCATCGTGTTCTAACCTAACCGCTTCAATAACTACCGGTTTCTTCCTGTACTTCATAATTATTCCTCCGTCTTAGCCTTTCTACCTCTATTCGGTCTGAACGCCGTCTTAGCGTCCTCTACCTCGATAATACACTCTCCCTCATCCTCAACTGTCGCCACCGCCTCATTCTCCTTCAACTCCTCTTCAACGACAGGATTAGCCTTCTCTTCCGCTTCGTCCACAACCGACTTACCGAATCTCGGCTTCTCCTGGTTCATGTTCAACTTCTGCATATCCATAGCGTACTGTAACTGGTACACCTTGAACTTCTCATCGTCCGAATCAATGATTTCATCCGCATAGCCTGGATAGTGCATAGCGATTGTTCTTCTGTTAGCCTTCGTAGCCATCCCCAACGCCTCCTCATCCACGTACATATACGGGTGAATCGAAATAAGACCGTCAATAGGCGACAAGCGTCCGAACGTCTTCTTGTACTCGATAAGTCCGTCAGCCCTCTGCTCCACAATTGCGTAGGCGTTCATAAGGTTCTTCTTCTTGATAAGGGCGATAGCCAATATCCAAGTAAGCCCAAGTTCGGGATTTAACTTCTTTGGCAGCTCCCTCAACCTCGCAAAGGATAATGCCTCTGATAATGTATCTGTCTCTAAAAACATAATATATAGGTTTTTATTTGTGATTATTCAGTCGGGAAAGTATCATCATATCCGAACGAGCATCCGTACACGTTGGTGAATGCAAACGTCACCTCCTTGTAGTTCTGCCCTTTCAAAGTGTCACTCTTAGGCTCTGTAGCTCCGGTAAGGTACATCAGCACCTTCCTCTTCCTCGCCGTGTCACGGTAAGCCATCTTGCAGCCTGAAACGAAATCCAAAAAGCCGTGGTAAGCCGAATCGTCCTTCTCGTCATTCTCCAAGAACACCAGTGTCAGCTTTATGGTAGTCTGCTTGTAAGCCGGAGTACCCGCAACGTACACATCGGCCTTGCTCGTCTCCGCGAAGTCCTCCGAATACACGTTCTTAGGCTCCCCGTAAGCGTTAAGACCGGTGCACTCCTTGTACCTCAATCCGGGAAACTCCGCTTCCAAGTCCTTCCAAGAAGCACCGGTCTCACCGTAACGAATCATATAGAATTTATAATCTGCCATACTACACGTTATAACATCCGCAAATATAATTAATTATAATGATTTATTCAAGCTTTACTTTAATATTTAAATATTATGCTTATATTTGCAAGAGGCTTTGATATAAAGTGAATAACACTTCATTTTAAGTTAGTATTTCAAAAAAAAAGGCATCCAGCTTGCGATAAGTAGGATGCCTTTCCGATTTGTGCATTAGCCGAACATCAATGTGCGTCTCTGTTAATTTGGGGAGCAAATCTTCATGTGCGGTTTTTTCGTTTTAAGTCTTCCTGTACATTCGGATTTTTCCAGCTTGGCTATCTTTTCTTGCGCAAGCTCCAAGTCTTCTGATATGCGTAACAATTGCTGCATAAGCATCCTGTTCTGTCTTATAAGTATTTCTATTTTGCTTTCCATAATGTTAATTATTTTAATATAAGTAAAGTGGTACATAGGTTTTCAAGGCTGCATGGTGTGTGCAACCTTAAAAAGTGGTTATAACTTTTGGTTATATGGTTATGCAGCCGGATTCATTTCTCCTTTTATCTGCTTGATGGCTTTCTTCACGTCCCAGCCGTTTTCATATAGAGCTATGATAAATCTCCTACCTCGCTGTGTCCATACCGTATATATGTTGGTATGTGTATTACCTCTTTCACTTGTGAAAATGTTTGTTCTCGTTTCGTTCATGCCCCATTTGTCGTATGGTGATTTAAGAAGCCATTGTCCGGACTGCTTGAACTGTATTCCAAGTTCCTTCAACTTACTATTCAGCTTTTCAGCAGACATACCTATCTCTTTTGCTATTTGAGTTGTGGTAAGAGCGTTAACGCTCTGCAAGTGGTTGTCGTAGTAGCTTACTTTCGGGGCGGCTTTCTTGATTTCCTCTGTCTGAATCTCGATGGTTGCTTGCTGCTGCTCTGTTTGGGCTTCAAGCTGCTTCAACCGCTCCTCTCTTTTGGCAAGGGTAGATTGTGCGATTGTTAGCGCACGTGCCATGATTTCTTCGGGAGTGTCATCTTGCTTGGTGGAGATGTAGCCGCCTGTCTTGCGGATGGTCTTTAGAATCTCCTTTACGCCTTTCTTAAATTCTTTTGCGATTGGCTTGCGGCTCTGCATGAGGACTTCGTATAAGCCATCTTCGGTTAAGAACCACATTTCGTAATTTCTACCATCTACGAAGATTGTTCGTAGATGCTTTTCTTCCTCATCTACAGTGCCTACCATTCTTGATACATCATAATAACCTTGTGACGTTTTCGCATAATCAATGCACTCTGCCACTTCTTTGGCAAGGAACATCGGATTTTCGGCAGTTCCGTAAACTGTAAATGAATGACCTAATAATTCAGCTTTCTTAATTACTTGTATATTTTCCATTTTATTCCTATATTAAAAAGTAAAGGGCAAATCCCAATGAAGCCTAATGTGGTTGTCTGCTCCAAAGGGAAATGCCCAGCAATATCTTTATTCCAGTCGTTCGACAACCACGAAGAACGACTAACAACGTTGTTTACATTGCAAAAATAATGGATGATTTCCACTTTACAATATCCTAAAAATGAGGTAAAAATGTCCTTGCATTTGCGTGCATCATCCTGCATGATTGTGCACTAATAAAAGTTAAATCACATCGAAAATAGATGATAATTTATACTCATTCTTAATAAACCATGTGTATAATGCGTAAAAAGGCATATTGTATTTATTTCATGATACCATGCAATGATTATTCAAACATATATCATTGTTATATAGGCTATTGAAAAATAAGGTTGTAATTCCATCACCTTGCAAATTTCACAAACGGATATAGGAACAAATGGAAAAGGTAGAGGGTTAGCACTGCACAGAATGGTACAATCCCTTTTCTGCGTTTGATACTACGAAACATTCTCCTCTCTTTGAGAAGGATGCCGATTACCGCCTTTTGGTAAGCGGTAGGAGAAGTTAAATCTTCCATAACTATTATAATTTAGACAATAAAAAACTGCACTACGTGTTGTCTAAGTCCTAATAGCGAAACTCCGGGGGTATTTCTACTTCCCGACACGGTGCAGTTATATCTTTATATTTTAAAGACATGCTTAATATGTATGGGCACAAAAAATGCCGCAATTTTGCGGCTTCATACCGCTATTAGTTTTAGACGTTGCAAACATACAAACATTATTTTGATTATGCAAGAAAAACAAACTTTTTTGCATGTGAATAAAAGATATGTACTGATTTACTTGCATTTGTAAACAGTTGTCAGTTATTTTGTTACCATTATATGGATAATCATATTGTTTAATATTTAAACACACACAGTTATGGAAGGAATTATGTTTCTCGTTTCAATCATCATTATTGTATTCGGAATACTTCAGATTATTTTGTTCTTCAAAATATGGGGAATGACTAGTGATGTTAGAGAGATAAAAAATATGCTTGAATCAAATATAAGACAAAAATATGCCGCCTTTAACCATAGTACCAACACTGACCACTCTTTTCCCTTAGGAGAAGTCGTTACATATAAAAAGACACAAGAAAAGTTTATAATTAAAAGAAAGATAACAGAAGACTTGTTTGAATGTTCTGCTCTGGATACAAATATCAGCTATACACTGAATAGAAACGATTTGCAGAAATGACATTTCTATAAAAACAACTCTGTTTCATTTCAGCCTCATTCTGGGGGAAATTTTGCAGCGTGTTTTTTTTCAATAAAAAAAGCCACGATGTAATTTCACCGTGGCTTAATAATAGAACAAATCTGATTATTTATTCTATATGAATCTTATTCAACATCATCAAATTCACCATTAGCAACTGTCTCAATCATAAATTCATTGTCAAAATCAAGGCGTATGCTCGCTCTGTTTGCATTACCTACATAGGATGTATAAAATGAAAAAGACTTCATTCCGTATGGTCGTAAATCATCGTATGATACACTTCCATCATCTTGCGCTATTTCATTCCCATTTCTACTATAAGTAACTATATACTTTAAATTGGGAATTGTATATTTCGTATTATTTTTTACGACACCACTTCCGCTTGCAGAATTGCTGTAATCGCTTGTTTTCCAACTCCAGTCAGTTACTTTAACATTATCAATAAGATATACGTTGAATTTTAATGTTAATCGCATTAATTCCTTACTTGCTTCTTTTACACTATTCGCTATTTGTTGGTCTGTAATGCTATCTTCTTTCACATATCCTTTTCTTTTCGCAAATTTGTATATTAACTCATCTGACAAATCACAAAGCCCTTTTGAATCGTAAATAATATATCCATCACTTGGTTTTTCTTCATTTTTAGGTTTTGTGTATATTGTTATTTGAGATTCTGTACTTTTACCTAATCCGTTTGTGAACTTGTTTAATACCAAAACGCTATATTTATCATCTTCAAGTTTTGTCACTTCTTTAATTGTAATCGTATCTGATTTGTAGTAATTTTGAAGATTACCTACTCCATCATACAATTCTTTCATTTTCTCTTCTTTACCATTTTTAATGGCAGAAAAGAAATCTTGTGTAACCTTTTTTGCCTCATTCTCGTAACCACAAGAAATAAGTCCAAACACAACAGTAATCAATAATAAAATCTTCTTCATACGATATAATTTAAATTAGTGAATTAACATACACGCAATCCTCCAAATATTTAGGAACACGCAACATATTACTGAATATTTTGCTTTATATTGGAGTTATCGAACATATTTAATTGCTTCCTCCTTATCTCCTCCATTTTCATATATGGATTTATTTTGTATATACGCAAGTTTAATTTGGTCTAATATTTTCCCGATAATATTGTCAGCATCTATATTATAGCTCGTAATAATCTGTTTATCTCGTTTGTCGAAAATAAACCTCTCTCGCGTAACTACGTTTTCCCCAAATTTCCGCATTTTGTATTCATGATACACAGGAATAACTTTCAGTGGTTTAATGCGAAAATCTTCATCCCAAAAGAGATTGGTAATTGTTTCATTTACTATTCTTATTAGTTCCTTTGTGCCGTCAGCATCTCTGGTAAAGTCCTTACTGTATTTCATCCCTAAATCTTCGGCAAGCCGTATTGCTCTAATATCAAGCTCGTTCTGTTCGTTAATGATTGTTCGTATAGGATAATAACTATTGTTATCAAAATCGAAAGCTGCTTGGGAAAGATACTTCTTAATTTTTATTTCAGCATCTTCTTCTGACAATTGGCAAGATGAGAATAGCATTGGAAGCACAGCCAGCAAAAATAAAATCTTCTTCATAATGTTTGTTTTAAGTGATTAATCATTCCTTATTCTGAAAACAGCGAGCAATCAACTGAACCGCATACACTACGATACACAGCAGCACAATGATTGTGCTTGACAATATTCCCCATCCTTGATTATATGCTCTCCTTGAAAACGGATATTCTCTCCTTGTTCCCATGATATTACTCCTTTATCCTTCCATTTTCGTCAAACTCAAAAGGCAACTCCATCTGCCCGATTTGACGCATCTTCATTTTCTTAAAATTATCACAAAACTGCTTCATGTTATCAGAAACTTGGAACAGCGTAATAACCTTGTTTATCTGCTTCTCCAAATTAGGCTCTCCTATATCGGTAGTCAAAAGCTGGTGATACCTGTTCGTCCTATTCCCCAATTCACTTTTAGGTGTTTTCTTTTTAAGTTCCTCCAACACACCGTTAGGGAGTTCCTCGTATATGAATGCGTTCGTCCATTTCCCTATTATTCCCGGTCTTTTCTTTATCCCGTTAACGGTATAGTCCCATCCGTTAAGTCTGAATAACTCTTTATAGAATATATCTGGGAAACGCTTCTGCCACGGTAGAAGCTCTTCGGATATGTATGCTTTGAGTATCTTTTGAAGTTCGTCATTCTCTCTTTCGTACTGGTATCCTGTAGCCTCGTCAACAAGTGCAGTTATTCCGACACGGGCAAAAGCTCTCATAAGAATCTCGCATTGCTCCGCTATTATCAACTGTCTTGGAGACAAGTCTATTTCTTTACGTGCTTGCAAGAATACGTCACAAATATCAGCCAATACTTCCGCTTTATATCCATTAATCTTTTTACCTCCTTCATAGCATAAAATAGGGCTAAAGTGGTCCAATGCTAAGTATTTATAAATAAAAGGATTAAGTGTCTTTTGATTAAGGTATCTGACTATTCTGTGGCCCGATGTCGTTTTATTGTCATCAACCATCTTTAATGCCTCTTGCATACCTCTTCCAGATAGAACTCTTGTACCATCATTCAGCACGTAACATGGTATAATCAAACCGTTAAGGTTAAGTTCTCCTTTGTATTGAATTATCTTCTTTTCTTCCATATTCATATTTTAAGTTAGCATTCAAATTTTCTGCGAATATAGATATTTGGTTTCATTTGTTCTTTAATTAATTGAATAATTGTATCTTTGCGTATAAATCAGTTTGATATGAATGAATATGAAAAAGAATTAGTCAGGTTGATTGCGCAGCAAGAAATCATAAAGCGTGAAATCTCACAAATGAAAAAAACATCATTTTGGGACTTCATACCGGCGATATGGGGTGGCATAATCACAGGCGTAATCATATTCATACTAATAAAGCTAAAATAGAAGAAAGTATCGTTGAAGCTAACGTAAGTATCGCACTTATGATTTGCCACAACCTCATCTTCTTCTTGTATTCCTCCGATTCCTTTTGCAGTCTTGAAATGTCCAATGTCAGTCTTTCAAGCTCATCCTTTCGCTGCTCACGTTCCCTCTCTCCATTGAACCCTCCTTGCCTTACAAAACGTATGCCTTTCTCGTTTAGCTTGAATATACCCCCATCTGTCCAATGTGGTAATATTATTCATTGCTCCATATAAGGACAGCAACAAGTTCACCTTTTGAAGCAACACCCTATCTGTACATCCCTTCAGCTCCGTATCTGCAAATACTACCTCACCTCCTTTCTCGAATGCTTGCCTAATTATCCGTTCAGCTATTTCTTCTTCCAAATCCATACTCTTTTAACAACATCATATTTAAAGTTAAACGATGCAAAGTTACCGCATTCAGTAAATTCCGGCAAAAAAAGGGGCATGTTTGACAGCACGCCTCAAATAAAGCCACACAAGACACCATTATAGCAGGCACATACCATTTACCATCAAAAGAAAGAAATCCTCAAATATGGCACCGGTCAAAGCCACAGGACATACAAACATGCCGTATCTCCCACATAGTCATATACCGCATGCCTTGCATTGCATAGTACTACATCATTACCAATTAGACACACCCTATATAAATAAAGGAAAAATGTCTAATCCAAAATTCTAAAAAGAAAGTAACACAAAGAAAAAGTGAGCGAAGCGAACACCACTCTCCCTTTTATTAAGAATTAATGAAAGGGGTTCATGCACACACTGCATAGCGAGACACCAGCGTAAACGAAAGCATCATCAAGGCAATAAATAATATTATTTTACATAGGAAACCAAGGGACGAACGTAAAATATCACAACATTGTAAAAACATGAAAATCCAGAAAAAAAAATTAAAAAAAATTCGGGAGAGGACGGATGTTCACAGATGCACCGGTATAAGGGGGGGGGTGGGTATATCCGGCTCATGCAAATACAAGGAACGGGGTAAACGGTGATATACAACGGTTTGCAACGCTCGTTTGCTTCGTTGTCGATGACTTCAAAAGGGGAAAAACAAGGCAAAGAGGGGCATAGGCATCACCATAAAGAAGAAAAACAAAGTGATTCTATATCATACGATATAAAGTAATAAGCGTATGTTATATAACATACTGCTATGTAAAATTTATATACAAAAAACATATTATTTTATTTGCATATATGATAAAATATTACGATATTTGTAGTGTTGAAAGATGAGAGATAACCCAAAGGAATAAAGGTTATAATACCATTAATTAGGCAAGCGTGATACTTGATATATTGATATGTTGGATATAAAAAAGAGAGCCTTAACACTGCAATGTTAAGACCCTCAAAGGTAGGAAGTACGAAAGTACCCCCCATATCTGAAGCAAAGGTACTTTCTTATTTCTTTTCCTGCAAATATTCATTCAATTAATTTAATTAGCTTATTAATAATGATGCAGTATGCAGTTATCAGGTAGATATTGTATATAGTAAATTATCAGGCTATTATCACGCTATAAGATTGATTTATTAACAAATTAAAATTATAGCATTATGAAGACTTTAGAAAGCATTTTTTCAGAGATTAAAGAAAACGGTTTCATCAGCAAATCACAGTTGCAAATATTGAAAAACCGTTCTAACAAGCAGCAAAAAGACGTTATCAATTACGATTGGTTGGAAAGTGTTGGAGATGGTTACGGCATTCCCTTGACGGAGGAACAAGGCATTCAGGGCTTGAACTGGTTAAAGAAGTTTATCAAGAAGAACGGAGAAGGCAACGTATACGGGTATAGGGAACTTGAAATTATTAACGGTGCTTCTCCTTGTGATTTTGTTTTCAAGGGGTTTTATGATGCCGGAAACGGTTGGTTTAGAAACTTCCTTCCTATCTACCAGCTTAACGGAATGGAATATATCCCCATGAAAGAACCCTATATTATAGGTTAATAATAACGGGGCTAATTAGCCCCTATTACATCAAAATTATTTATCCACACTAAAAAATAATGTTATGAAGACTACAAGAAAAGAAATATATCGCATTTACGGAAAAGAAAATGTAATATCATTAGGTTATTGCGAAATACAGAGTATAGAAAACTACCTTACAAAGCTAGGGCATACCGAACGTTTAGAAGGTTGGGCGGCTGATATTTACGAATTGCCAGAACCGTATAATAATATAGTTATCTGCACGGGCTACGCTCCATTCGGAACGAGCAGCGACAAAGCGCGTAAAGTGTGCGAACGATGGGAAAAAATATATTATAACTACGATTATACGCAGTGTAAAAGAATGGTTAAACGATTTGCGCGTGAATTGTACAAAGCAGTTAATAACGGATAAAACAGCTTATAATATGTTCGGCGTTATGTTGTTGTTATTCGGTGCCGTGTTGTTCATCAGCGGCACCGATATAGAGAAAATCAAGGAATTTGTAAACGAAGAAAATGAATAAAGATATGAAGACAATAAAAACGATAGTTGTATGGTTTACGAGGTTAACGGCGTGGAATATAACGTTACCGGAGAATTTTATTACAATGCCAAAAAAGGGCGTTACGAACATATACACATAGGCAAAAGAGGTGGAGAATACCCTGTAATATTCAAGGCGTGAAAATCATCCCGGAACCGTGTGGGCAGGCGGAGCGACACCGCCGCCGGGAACTATTTAATAACTTTAAAATATACTATTATGGCAAAGACTTTAAAACAATTAAGCGATCAGCAAGAAAGATTTAACAAACTATGGAAGTATGCGAGCAAAAACACAAAAGAGCTTGCAAAAAAGGTTTGGATAATGAGATATCAAGAAGTTCATAAAACTTGCGATTGCGGGCAATATTCAAATAATACGTTCGGCGGCTTCTTCCTTGATTATGCAGCGCATTATGCCGCCAAGATTAACGGAGGGAAAGCGACGGAGTATTACGAAGGCTTTAGACTTAATAAAATTGCGTCCGACGTATTTAACCGGGTGGCTATATTTTAATTAATGTAGAACTTTAAAATAAAACAATCATGCAAACAATTATAGTAACAGTAAACCAGCAGGGCGAAAAAACAGCCCTACAAATAGATGGCAAAGTAATAGCAACCATTACAAAAGATCGTTTCAACGAGGGGCGTTATTCCGCTTCTTTCGGGGCTTTCGGTTACAGCAATAACAGCCGTTACCCTGATGCGGTGGAGTTTATAACGGACTGCATCGAGCGGCATTTTGCAAATTTTGGTTTGAATGTGAAATTTAAATAATAAGGAGGAAAAGAATATGAACAATATTATTATAGATAAGCGCAATTTGTTAGGTTACAAGATTGAATGCGGTAATCATTATAAAAGTATTCCGTGCACGATGGTTTTACGGTTGATGGACACGGCAGAATATAGCGGAAACTATTGCCGGGCTTTAGATTTGGTTTTGGAACTGTTTCCAGAAGTAAACCGCGCAGAACTTGAAAAGGAATTAGATAAGTACATATAAAAAACGGGGTGTTAGCGCACCCCGCAAGGCCTGAATATTTCAGGCGAAAGCGAACGGCTTTAACCGTTCTTAGAATCCTTTGTTTTATGGAAATCCGATTTTCTGTAAAGGTGTGGCATTTTAAAATAACGCTTATATTAAGCGTGTTTAGCCATGCCGGGCGGTTTAAAAGCCGCCCCAAAGGATTTTTCAATGCAAATATAATAATTAATTAATAATTATAGGAGGGAATAACAATGTTTTTTATATGCGTGCTAATCTGGCTTTTCGTAGGTTGCGCCAAAGAAATGACAGGAAAGAATGGTTTTTAAACCGAATTATCCGCCGAAGGTTCAACGCCTTGCAAGTGGTGCGAGTTCCACGGGCGGAACTATTACTAACTTAAAATAAAAAGATTATGGAAAAGAATTATTTCATTCAGATTAACGAAAAAGGACGTAGTATGATGCTTCAACCATGCAACGCATTCGAGGCTATAAGGCTGCTAAACTTCTACAGCGATGGGATAAACCTACTTAAAGAAACACAAGAAGTTACAAGCGTAGAACTGTATAAGATTGGCGAACCATTGCCGAAACGAATTTTAATCTAAGGAGGGCTAATTTATGGGAAAGATATATGCTTATCACCGCTTTTCAACGGACGAACAAGACGCGCAAAGCCAAAAGAATATAATATCAAAATATGCGGAATCAAAAGGACTTCAAATTGATGAAATCATTTCCGATGAAGGGATAAGTGGGGGTGTATCGTATCGGAAAAGAAACTTATCCGAATTATTGGAAAAAACAAAGCCGGGAGATACTATAATAGTTTCCGAAGTATCACGTCTTACACGTGGTGGCATAATAGAACTTAGCGACATGATAGCCGATTTTTTTGCTCCGAAAAAGTTGCGATTAATCATTTCAAACGTATCTCTCGATATTGATTGTTCGGATATGAATCCTTTGATTGAACTACAACTCTCAATGATGGCGACTTTTGCCAAAATAGAACGGCTTAATATAAAGAACCGAACTAAAGCTGCTTTGGACGCAAGAAAAAAGCAAATTGAGCAAGACGGTTATTTCATTTCCAAAGCTGGGAACAAATGCACCTCTTTAGGCGGTACTACATCAGGTCAGGCAAAAGGCGGTAAGGTGAACGGGGAAAAGAGAAGAAAGGAAGCGATGAACGATGAAAAGAATAATATGATAGCCGCCATGTTGGAAGGATGCAACACTCCGCAAGACCTCGATAAGGTGGTAGAGCGGTTGAACGCAAGAGGCATCTTGACGAAGACCGGCTTACCATTTACCCGTAACCGCCTAACTGCCCTACGGGCTAAGATTAACAGACGTACTGAATACGTTCAAAGCATGTTATAAATCAAAAAAATATTCGTGCGCATATTTGCGTACTACAAATAAAATTCCTACATTTGCAATATCAAAAAACAAGAAGTGGGGGCAACACTTTAAACTCTGCACAACATTATGTCTACATCATTAGAACAAATCGCTTATCAGAACGGGTTAGAGCTTATCGAGACAACAAGTGAACGCACTGGCTATCCTGCCAACCTAAGACATGCCATCATCGGTTTTGAGACTTTTGAAGAAGCTGAAAAGATAGCTGACGAGAACAATCTTTCGATTGAAATTTTCACAAAACGTGACGGTTGGCAGCTTTATTATCGCACCGGCAACAGTGCGCATGAGCCTTTCAAAAACAGCGCAGATAATTACGGTGACGATTATCACGGCTTCACAACAGAAGATATAGACACCTTCTATGAAGAAGAAGTGAAACCACGTGTCGAAGAATTTGATGATTTTGACAGCCTTTCCTCATTCATTGAAAAGAAAAAAGAAATATTTGAAAAGCTTGAATTGCTCGACGAGGACGAGATGATAATAACGTGCGAAGGTCGTTATTACGAAACTATTCCCAAAGCGTCAATGAGTTTTTACTTTGACACCAAAACAACAGTTATAGGATTAATCGAATATTAAATATTATCGCTGCGCTATCGGCATGACGGGCGATGAATATGGAGAAACTTGTGAACCTTACACTTCCCGAATTTGCCTTTGTGGAGGGCTCTGAACACGAAAAGAATAATATACTGTCTGGTCGGATAGTGATACTTCATATACGTTCTGCAAGTGTGGTAGAGATACTTGATAGAGATAATACCTTCCTCACCGAAGGCACTTTGGCCTACAATTTTTCTTTTGTTAACAGCTTTGGCATTAAAGAGCCAATGGTTGCCACATTGCACTATAGTGCTACACTTAATAAGAATGCAGACCGTGAAATGATTATCAATGAGGTTATGAAACCTGCCGCACAGTGGTATTGTGAATATGCCAAGTGGGAGGATGAGAATATAAGAAAGGAAGGATGGAAATGAATGAGCGTGAACGGATAGGCGCATTACTCGCCCAAAAAAGAAATGAAGCCGGGTTGTCGGTCCGTGTGCTGGCTGAACTTGCCGGAGTCAGCTATCAGAACATCACCAAGATTGAGAATGGCAAGTATAATGTCAGCATTGACATCTTGTCTAAGATAACAGAGGCTCTTAATTGTAAATTGACTATTATAGATAAGTGAATATTACCAGAATTTTATTTTGTTTATCATCAACTTATAATGGAATCAAACTCGATAAGATTAGGCAACTATATAAGGCTGTCTGAGGATTTTAAGTTTGTAAATACAAAGGCTCCTGCCGGAACAGTATGCAAGGTGGAAGCCATAAAGCGCAATTCCTTTTATCTGGAATGCAAGGCCGGCGACGGCGTTTGCTACAGTGAAGTCCCGGTTGCTATGGTAGAGCCTATCCCACTGACGGAGGAATTGCTTCTGAAAAGCGGATTTACAAAGGAATATGACACTTTTTGTTGCGGTATTGAATTATCATACGGACGCTACCTATATAATGATGGAGTGAACGACGATAAACTATTCGTGTCTATAAACTGCGCCGAATATCCTTTATCCCATATTCCCATTGAATATCTGCACCAGCTGCAGAACGTGTATTTCGATTTGGTGGGCAGCGAATTGGAGATAAAGATGTAAGCCCTTGAACTTATATCCTATTCGTGTGGCAATTGATTGTTTTTTATCGGGGAATTGATTAAATTTGCAGTCCCCGAAACAATAGAAGCAACATGAATCCTTTATGAAGGAGTGTAACCCGTAGTCAGTCGGGTTCCGGTATCTATGCCGGTGGGGACACTTCTTTATAGGGGATTCGCCATTTTCCCCAAAAATCTTTAGTTTAGGAAGAGTTCATATATGGGAATACAAGATAAGTCCATATTCCATAATTTGTCTATAAAACGACTCAAAAACATGCAATAAATGCTGATTTTGCAATGTATAAATTGCATTTTTGGCTAATTATTGATAAAAAAATACTGTTTTTCTTCTTTTTCTTTTGTGGGTAATTTAATATATCTATATTTGCAACGTAAATAATGAATATAAAAATGTATGGGTTTATCCATAACCGTTAACAGATAAACAAAAAGAGAACAATGCGCAATAAGCGTGATTAAACTGGGTTTTAATACCTGATTATACTAAGCCGTCATATTTTTTGGCGGCTTTCTTATTTCTAATTACTAAATGTTAAGAAACTATGGGAAAGCAAGTTGTTATTTTAGTAGATGGGCAAAATCTATATTATAGCCTTCAAGGAATGAAAATTATTGAAAAGGATGTTGATTGGACATCTCTGTTTGGCAGCATGATAGATGAAGGCGATGAATTAATAAGGACTTATTGGTTTAGACCATCTAAAATATTGGACACTTATTATACGGAACAAAATATTCAAAATTTCATTGTATATAAAAAATACAGAACCCATTGTGATAATTACAAAAAAGGTGATATGACTAAGGTACCTCAGAAGGTACAAGATGACGTAAAAGACGAATGTAAGAAAACTGCTGAATGGATTAAGAAGCAAAAGGAAAAATTTGCGAATATAGAATATGCGTATGACCAGCTTTGCTTAATCCATGACAATATTGAAATCGTAAAAACTGGAGTGGTAAAAATAGACCCTTATAAGCAAGATTATTTAGGGGAAAAAGGTGTTGATATTTCTTTAGCGGTAAAAATGATTTCACTTAGTGTCGGGAAAAAATGCGATAAAATAATATTGGTAAGTGGCGATTACGATTATTCAGAAGCTATTCGATTTGTGAAAGATAATATGACGAAAATTAATGTTGTAAAATTTCACAAAGGATATCCACCGAGGAATAAAAGTATGTCAAGAGATTTAAGCGTTTTGGCAGATAAAGTCATAGATGTATATGAAGCTGATTTGAAAAACAAATTCAGAATGGAGCCAAAGCATTAAAACTGGGATTTTAACAGCACCAAACCATGGCACAAGAAAGTAAATACTCATACGATGAGGAAAGCGTGAAAGCTATCGTCCATTGGGCTTTGACGGCCCCGCTTCCCAAGGAAGTGACATTAAGCGAATCGGAACACATCATCGATACGTCCATGTACGTCCACGCCAACATCTGCGACATCAACCAGCACTATCCGGACCCGTTCTACAATCCGGCTATTGACAGGCTGTACAGATTGAAGGAATTCATGGAACAACAATAGTCACATAACCCAGTGGGTTGTTTCGCTTGTTTTGGGTTGAATTTAACCCACTGAGTTGTTTAAGTCAAATGACTATTTCTTGATTTTGCTTTCCAATAAATCAAATCCCCTTTCTACCTCTGAATTAAGTACCTTCGCATAAATCTGTGTAGTACGAATATTTGTATGGCCAAGCATTTTTGCAACAATCTCTATCGGTATACCATTATTTAGGGCGAACACCGCAAAAGTATGCCTACCGACATGAGTCGTAATATTCTTGTCAATTCCTGCATACTGGGCAACGACTTTAAGCATGATGTTGTATTGCTGGTTAGATATTACAGGCAGCTTGTAGTCGTACTTCTTCAATATCTCGATTGCAGGGGTAAGAAGGACTATTTTATAGTCCTCATTTGTCTTCTTCCTCCTATCCGCTACGATGTATTTCCCGTTCTTTTCTTCAACATCCTTTTCAAAGTCAAACTTCTCAAAATCAGCATACGCAAGTCCGGTGTAGCATTGGAAGAGGAATAAATCACGTACCCGGTCTATTGACGGCATATTAATTTTACAAGTACGAATCATTTTCAGTTCTTCTTCTGTGAGATACTTCCGTTTCTCGAATTTTCCACGCTCAAAATGCAAACCAATATAAGGGTCTGCATCCAACAACCCGAACTTCATTGCCTCATGCAAATAACGCTTCAATCGTTTATGATAGTTATAGATTGTAGGCTGGGAAATCCCCTGCTGATGCAAAAATTCATCGTAAAGCGTTATGTTCGCTTTTGTTAGGTCATCCATGTAATTTATCTTCCCGAACTTTTCAAGTGATTGCAGCAAAGTTCTATGTTGCTTCCGGGTGCTTTCTTCAAGGTCAGCCCTATCCTCTATCCTTGTACGGACAAATTCAATGAACGAATCCGAACGGGTTGACTTTTCCAAAAACGCATTCAGCTTTTCAAAGTCGAACTGCTGGTTGTTTCGCACAAGGTCAAGTATAAACTCATTCAGCCTTGTCATCATCCCGTCAAGTATCGCGTTAAGCTGGATGGAGTTTAACGAGTTGACTACTTTCCTTTTTTCATGCCATTGGTCCGAGTACAGTTTTACAGATGTCCCTATCCATTTTCGTCTACCTTCCGATGTCACTTCAATCTGGACGAGACCTTTTTTGTTTTTTGTGGCGACATGCTTTCTGTCGAACACAAACCTCATTGTTGGGTACTTCATACTTTTTAATTTTAAGTTGGTATCTTATGCAACCGGACATCGGTATCACGTTTTTGGTATCATTTGATACCTTTGGTATATTATTGGTATCAAAAGTAGTGCATTTGCGTGCATTATCCTGCATGATTGTGCACTAATAAAAGTTAACAGATACGTGATTTAAACATCTATATTCCAATATTTTATCACATAAGTATCTGATATACAGAAAAAAAGGCAGCTACCCAAGTAACCGCCTTATGTGATTCCGTTGCGATTACAACATTATATGTAATTTATTGATTATTAATTATTT